TGCTGTGGGTATCAATATACCACGTATCTTTAATTTAGTAATGATTGAATCAGGAAAAAGTTTTACCAGAGTGATTCAATCAATTGGGCGTGGTATCAGAAAAGCAGAAGACAAGGATCATGTGCAGATTTGGGATATCACTAGCACTTGCAAATTCAGCAAAAGGCATTTGGTCAAACGCAAGGCCTATTATAACGATGCTAACTATCCGTACACTCAAGAAAAATTACAATGGTAATAAGGTTGCATTTTTATAATAACTACAGTATAATAAACTCATGCGTATATTAACCCTCGACAACCGACCCTATGATCTCACACATTTGCCTGAAGAGGTTGATGATATGAGATTTGCTATATTAGATAATTCAGATCCAGCCAATCCAGATTACCATTACATACCTTTAATCTTTTTAGAAAGTTTTAATGCTCCGGCATTGGTATTACAAATAGGTGAAGTCAGAATCAAAATGCCAATGGACTGGCAAGTACTGATTGGAGAACCTGATGTAGGCGATTTAGAAATGCTGCCATTAACCAGCATAAATGATCGTGGATTTAAACTGTTTCAATTCAACCCTTTAAGCAGTTTCCGCCCGAGTTTTCCACCCATTGAAATTGTGGATGTGTATCAAGAAGTAGCATGGTATGCACCCAAGCTCAAGAACGGGCAGATGCTGTGTGTACCAATCAATGATGCAGCACAACCTGACTGTGTGTACTTTGTCAAAGACATCAGCCGTAACTGTGAGATCGTTGATTACAATAAAGCGTGGTAAACTATGTCAGCATTGTCTTTTAAAGAAAAACTTAAGAATTTTCCGTCAGTTAATTATACCAGCTTGCGCGAAAGCACAGATCGTCGATTGTATATGCAATATCAATTTGATTGTTACGGGCTAACCAAGACTAATGTGTATATCGCTGATAGATTTAATAAGATTTCTAGTCAGGTGCAAGTAACTGGGACTGGACTAACACTGCCCGAGGTACACAGTCAGATGGGATGCATAACTTCCCATTTGAATCTAATGAGAAATTGGTATGTATCAACTGACGAAGAATATGCTATTTTTTGTGAAGATGACAACAGTTTTGAAAGTATAAAATATTGGAACTTCACTTGGGATGATTTTGTGCAAAATCTTCCTGAACATTGGAATGGAGTACAATTAAGAAAAATCCTGATGCCTTACTGCAACCCTGCCGGTGAGCCAGCGTTAAAACTCAAATTGACTCGAGGCAGATGGTGGGGCACTTGTTCTTTGTTCAAACGATCATATGTGAAAGCCATACTAGATGCAACTTGCCGGGGATACAATAACTATGTTCTCGATTCGATTAACATTTCTGGAACATGGTATGCGCCTATCATTGAGAATTTACTGTATTTGCAGCGTGGTGCAATTTATAATTTTCCAATGTTTGTTGAAGAATCTAATTTTGCTACTACCTACATCAACAAAAAAACAATTACAGAAGGTGTGGACCGGTCAAATGACTCACAATACTGGTCAGATCATTTGGTGCTTAAAGAATGGAAAACTGTTGGGCCAACGTTGGATTTCCAAGACGCAATGACATTACCCGACTAATCTATGCCAATATTTGAAAGTCCTGACGGTGGCAATACAGTGTACTCAAGAGAGCCGGGCAGTTCTGACCGTAAGTTGATTGTAATCCATGACACTAGAACTAGCGACGGGCGTCCATTACATGATCACATTATGGAATCAAAACTGTGGGGTGATATTCGCAGAGCTGCCGAAACCAATCCTGCTTTACAAGATGCGCTGGAACATGTTATAATGATCTATCACTTGACTCGGATAAAATAATGGATAAACTAAACATCATCAATGAGATGCGGCAAATGGATTCAAAGAATCGAGCATTCTACAACGATCTCACTCCGGAAGAACTCAAGAAGTTTAGTACATTCCTCATGGTGCGTTGGGGCAGCACAGTTGATGGCAGCAGAGAAATACAAGAATACTACGTGCAGAGTGTGAATCACTATCTTAACAAACACTTCTTTACCATGCACAAGCATCCCAAACTGCAATGGCTAATGGCCACAGCAGCCAGTCCGGGCATGGGATCTAAGACGCATAATTGGATCTCGCTCAAAAAGAAAGAAGCAGGTGATGCAGCCATGAAGAAGCAATTGAGAGAACTGTATCCGCATTTGAAAGAAGATGAAATTGATTTGATGGCCAAAATGACCACCAAAAAAGAAGTCACACAACTTGTACGTGACCATGGTGACCTCAAGTAATTTTACCTGTCGATATTGTGAACGATCATTCAGCAAGGAATCTAGTCTGAGTGTACATGTGTGCGAACAGAAAAAAAGATATCAAGAATCTTCAGAGCGTGGTGTGCAATTGGGTCTGCAAGGCTACTTGAAATTCTACGAATACACTCAAGGATCAGCCAAACTAAAATCCTGGGATGACTTTTCTAAGTCTCCATACTATCGTGCATTCGCCAAGTGGGGTCGATATTGCATAGACGTTAAGGTAATCAACCCTGTGCGATTACTGGAATGGTTGTTGAAGAACAACAAGAAGATTGACAACTGGTGCAGTGATAAACTATACACAGAGTATCTAGTAGAATATGTGCGGCGCGAAGCAGTAGGTGATGCATTGGCTCGTGCTATTGAACACGGCATTGACTGGAGTGAAAAGCAAAATGCACCGCCACATGATTGTTTAAGATATGGTAGTATCAATGCCACATGTTATGCAGTTACCACTGGCAGGATAAGTGCCTGGGTGATCTACAACAGTGAATCGGGACAAAAGTTCCTAAGTGAGCTCAATGCAGAGCAAGTGTCATTGATTTGGCCTTATATTGATTCTGACATATGGCAAAAGAAGTTTGCGGATTATCCAGCAGATCAAGAGTATGCAAAAGAAATTTTAACACAAGCAGGATGGTAATGAAAACATTCAAAATCAATACCGATAATCTAATAGGACACTGGTCCACTAATCAGATAGGAAAATTTCTTGATCAATATCAAATTTGGAAAGACTATCATAATGTTTATAATTGTTTAATCCCAGGAATTATCAATATACAAAAAAGTAAAACCGGTATACCCTCTTTTTATTATGGTGATATTCATCTTATAAATCAGTGCAAAGAACCAATTGTGGCAATTGATTGCCTGATGGAGGGCAAGCATGGTATTGTGGAATTTATGGAATATAATACAGACAAACATTACATTATATTTGCCAATGAATCTCATTTAAGTAAAATTGATCTTGATTTAAAAATAAACTACACCTGGGTTACGTATTATTTTCCTATGTGTCAGATGATTGACTGGTATAACTCTCCCTGGGAACTAAGTTTTTATCTTGACAAGGAATACAAATTCAACACCACTAAGCCAATGAGATTTGTTTCTACTACCGGCTTAGTTCGTTACCCACGAACCTATCTCAAAGATCAGTTATTGGAAAAAATCAAATATAAAAATTTTATTTTTAGATATAGCGGTGTTGATTTTGGAATGCCGGCAGATCAATTTGATGTGAAAAAATTTGTGCCAGGAGAATTTGATCCTTACACAGCAATATTAGAAAAAGAAAAATATAATTATCACACAGTGAGTCAGACACTGCCTATACACATGTATAACCAAGCTGATTTTAATCTTGTGGTAGAAACAGATATTGACTATGAGTATGGATTTTTTCCGACTGAAAAAGTATTCAAATGTCTAATCACCGGAATTCCATTTGTACTAGTTGCCACTCCGTATTTTTTAAAGTATCTTAAAGAGTTAGGATTCCATACCTACAGTCAGTTATGGGATGAAAGTTATGATGACGAATTAGTCTATACCAAACGCATTGACAAAATAGTTGATCTATGTAATAATCTTGACTCATTTGATTGGCAAGCAAATCAGTCGGCATTGGAGTTGATTGCACTGAAAAATAGATCTAATTTTCTAAATTTAAATTGGGTCATTGATGCTGAATTCCGACAATTTGAACAAGCTATATTGGAGTTAGTAGGATGATCAAAGGTTTGCAAGGTGACTCGTACATATTTGTTAGTGGTGGCGACACTGCGGTACCGTATGTGACACAAAACACACAAAATCCCATGCAAGGTATGATAAGGATCAACGGGAATCTCATGGAAGCATTTGATGGAACAAAATGGATGACCATGAATACCAGCTATGCAACAGTGATGCTTAAACCAGAATATGCCGTTGTGCTAGAATGGGCTGCAAAGAAGATGCAAAAAGAAAAAGAAATACAAGCATTAGCTGAAAAACATCCAGCAATTGCTGATCTAGTGGATGCAGTAGACAAAGCTGAAGAACAACTGCGAATGACAGCAGCATTGGTAAAAATATGAGTGCAGACATTGACATTGACATGCCCAATAGGGATGCTGTGCTGGCGTTGATACAGCACACAGTGGCACGGCAAAGCAACGGAAAGAAACATAACTCCGGCATCTATGTCACAGACATACCACGTGATCCTGTAATGAGATGTGCTGCTATAGATTATGAAACAGCTGAATCTCGTGGTTACTTTAAAATTGACTTGTTAAACATGAGTGTGTATCAGTTGATTAAAGATCCTGCACATTATGAACAGATGTTAGCAGCCACGCCACCTTGGGATAGATTGTGGAAGGATACTGAATGGGCTAAAAAATTAGTTCATATCGGCAACTATACTGATTTGTTGAAAACTATGCAGCCGGACAGTATACCCAGAATGGCAGCATTTATCAGTGTGATACGTCCAGGCAAGGCACACTTACAGAACCAGTCTTGGCTGGATGTTTTTAAATCGGTGTGGGACGGTGATCTCAGCAGAGGATACACATTCAAGAAAGCTCATGCTGTGGGATATGCAGCCCTGGTGGCATTACACATGAATCTAATAGATCTATGATAAAGCATTTATATGTAAATGGGTGTTCATTTGTTCGTGATAATAGTATTCCGTTAAACGAGCATTTTGTTAATCACATGGCACAAAGATTTGGCTGGACACACACCAATGCCGCTTGGCCAGGCAGTTGCAACCGTCGTATCATACGCAATACATTAAAACATTCCTTGGAGTTTGACAGCAGTACACAGGTTGTGGTAGGGTTATCTGTTATTGACAGAACGGAGATCAATGTGTATGATAATTGGGACCCAACTGATCCCAGAATGCCGGGCGAAGATTGGTTTCAAGGCATCAAAAGCACCAACACAGGAAATCAGTTTAGAGACTATCGTGAATCCTGGGTGAGAAATTTTAACTCATACGGAGAAGTTATTAATTTGGCAACAGATGTGTTGGCACTGACTTCGCATTTTAGGATCCGAAACATACCATATCTGATATATGCTCATCTTGACTTGTTTCCAAAGAAAGAAAAAAATCTTGTATCAGTGCTAGAGTCACATCCAGTATTTCAAGCATTGAGTCATGACCCGCAGGTTGTCAATTTGTTGCACGATAGTTTATACCAAAGATTACGCCCGGGGAATTGGACTTATGATCCATGGCCGCAAGGACATTTAAATCAAGCTGGACATGCTCATGCTGCAGATGTGATATCGGACCTACTCAATACGCCTAACCAGTGTAATTGATTTACGTTTGCCTTTTCGTCGGGCAATATCGTTTAAACTGCACACAGGACCGTGCAGTATTTCTAAATCTTTGTTCACAAAGGTTCTCAAGCAACTGCGGAATTCATCCCATTCACCGCGCAGAAATATGTTGATGGGTATGCTGCGATTTGATTCCCACCACCAGGTGTTGGCTAGATCAAGATATCTACGTTTTTGTTCTAGATCTTTTACATTTCCAAAGTCATAGATTGTGGTGATTATATCATCACGATTTTGTACAATGCCTACATATTCGTTGGTGGCATACATGCACAGCGTAATAAACGGATATTTGTCAGCAAGTTTTTGAAATAAGACTATGCCCATATTGTATTGGTTTGGATATTTATACCTCAAGACTTAAGGTAAATATCATTGGAGCACCATATGTATTCAACCCAGATTTATATCTATCAACAGATTCAGCGAGTGTTAGTCTTGGATACCACGGATGGTGATGTTTTTGACCGGAGGTGGAACCCTGTGTATGCTAAAAAATTAACCATCAACAAAGGTGTTGACAATGTGATTTTGTTTGAATTTATCAATCAAGATCAAAAACCCGTGAACATCACAGGATCAGAATTACGATTTAAATTGATCAACTTGGCTGGCACTGCACAGTTAATTGAAAAAGACATGGTCATAATCAATGCACAGTACGGACGTGCCAAAGTTACGTTAACGTCGGCAGAAACTTCTGAATTTCCACCAGACCCATCTAGCTATGCTATAGAAAGATTGTCTGGTAATTTAATTGAAGCAGTATTTGTAGATGCACAAGCACAAGCTCGTGGTGATGTAGATATTGTGGATAGTGTGAAGCCGGCGTTTGTGCCCAGCCACTTGGTAACTATTCCTACTATCTATGGCCCAGACGCATTTCTAGATCCAGTGTACAATGCCAACTATCCTGATTGGGCATTAAATCCTCCAGGGCCATACGGAAATGTTTATCAAGATCCGCAACGATTCAGCAGTCATGTTCCTACCAATGGAACCAGTCTAACCACATTCCAAATGGAAATGGATCACTATACTGGCAATGTCAAAGCACAAGGTGCTCAAACGTATGAATCGCCCTGGGTAGATGTTACCACACAGCAAAGCTATTACAATAAAACTGGTACAGACTACATCAATGTATTGGGATATCATCCTTTGCTCAGACTGGTATCTGACCAATGGCCCGGTACAGAACAAGTACAGTTGGCCACTGCCACTGCCACTGGTGCTAATGGAGTAATCACTGCAATCACTGTGACTGAATCAGGATATGGATATTTGGCACCACCACGTGTGAACATCATTGGATTGGGAGCCGGAGCAGTGGCCGAAGCGGAAATTGAAGGCAACAGTGTAAGTGTCATAAATGTTATTAATGGTGGACAAGGCTATGTGTTAGATCCACAGCGCGGCACGCAGATTGCTGCAATCAGCCTTAATCGTGGAGCCATTGTAAGCATACTAGTTAGATGAAATATAAAAAAATTGTAGGGTTTGGCGATTCCTGGATGTATGGTGATGAGTTGCTGGATCCAGATCTGGTTCTCAAAAATGCCGATGCACATTCATGTTGGACACAGAATGAAACATATCGAAATAATCATAACTTTCTAGGCCTGGTCGGTAAACATTACAATGTACCCGTTGAAAACTTTGGTATTCCAGGCGGGTCGATGCAAAGCTCAATTTGGACATTCCAGTGGTGGTTGGATCATGAACCCGATCCAGAAAACTGTTTGGTACTGGTAGGGCATACTGATTCTGACAGGCTTAGCTTTTACAATCCAGGTCATCGTAGTTATGGCAATGATGCTCCGTGGAACCGGTTCATTCATTCAACCTGGGTCGAATACGGTAGCAGTGTGATACCTGAAGAATTCAGAACAATGGTCAAACAACAACTGGTATTGACCAATTGCACTGAACTATCACGATTAAATTATCAACAAACCGTGATGTTTTTTGATGGGGTTGCTGCTAGACACAACATACCCATGATGCAATTTCATGTCATGCCCGGTGACTGCGAAATGAAAAACACACCCACAATAATCTGGCCCAACTTTGCAACTACACTTTGGTTCCGCGATCATCCAGATAACCAACGTCGCGAACTGATCAAGCCCGGTGGTCATCCCAACGAGATTGGGCATGTAATGATTGCTGAAAAGTTGATTTCTACCATAGACTCTGCTACAATGTAAGGATGCTAGACATCCTTGGGTACTTGCCTGCAAAACGAAAAATTACGCCGTCGGGCTGGACTAGTTTCAATGCAGTATGTTGCCAACACAACGGCAGTACACGAGACCATCGTAATCGTGGTGGGATCAAAACATCTGAACAAGGTTGGAGTTATCACTGCTTCAATTGCAACTACACCGCTAGCTTTATCCTTGGCCGTACATTAAGTTATAAGGCCCGCAGGCTCTTGAGTTGGATGGGTGTGCCCGATGCTGAAATTGATATGCTGAACTTAGAAAGTCTAAGGCATCGAGGCATATACGGTATTATTGATGATCGGCAACGTACATTTGATATTTTAGCAAATATCACGTTTGAAGAACAAGAATTGCCGCCATTGTGCGAGTTGTTGACCGAACAAAATCAATTTAGAGATTATCTACGACATCGACAAGTACCTGAAGATTATCCTGCGTTGATTTTTATGAATCATCAGAACCATCGCCCTGCGGTGATCATTCCATTTACACATCACGACCGTGTGGTAGGGCACACTGAACGATACTTAGATAACAGGAAACCCAAATATATCAGCAGTAGTCAACCGGGGTATGTGTTTGGTACAGACTTGCAACATGCGGATTGGACCAACACAATTGTGGTAGAGGGTGTGTTTGATGCACTGTGTATTGGGGGCCTTGCTGTGATGCACAGCACCATATCTGATCAGCAAGCA